AGCACATAGAGGTATGGCAAGTTCTGGGTGGTTGTAAAAGTAAAATGGTAAGTCTACAAAAAAACTTACATATACCAGATTTCCTAAAGCGTTTCGGGCAGCAATCAGAGGGTTTGAAACACGTATATGTGCCGTTCTCTCTGGAAACTTACCAATAAGTTCTTCTAGAGCATTTTGTTTCGTTTGGGTAACAAAATGTTCGGAATATATCTGAAGATAATCACTTGTCAAACGCTGAATAACCTTACCACCGATGATTAGGTCTACATGTTCTATGATGGCGTGTCCAGCTGACTCTATATAACAACTCCCTACTAAGCTAGTACGAGGTAAAGTGACCTTTAAACTCAAGGTTTTCAATAAATCACCTTGATTTTGGGGGATTCTAAACTTGACTGTAGTACCAAAGTCAGCCTCATTCTCTGGATCTAGATCAACATATTGATTTGAAAAGTTTGTATGTTTTTTAAAACTTTCCAAAAAATAACTGTAGTCTGGGTCCAATGTAAAGAACTTCTCTTGAGGCCCTGAAGATGCCAATTGAAGTTCACCAGCCATTACTACTATATCAATCTAAAATTTTAAACCAGCTAATCCACTATTGATTCTTAATATGTTGTAATTGACGGCATATATACGTGTATCACTATCACTCGCTACAAATTTGGGATCAATTGTTATCTTAAGCAGTTTGTGCGCTATACGACTCATGTTAACCTGTCCTGTTGGATAATAGACCTCAGGTTTGAGTGAGAATGAGTACATACCAAACTTAGCTGGTCCAAATTTAGTGTTCCCAAATTGACCACCAGGTGCAATTGTACCAGAGTATGGTGAATTTACATGGTGTTTTAGGGATTGTTCGTATGCAAGAAACTTTGTATTTTGGTTGAACACTACCTCGTTATTGAAACGAAGTTCAGCATTTGTTATCGTATTGTATTCATTTGGGTAATTGTTTTGGAAAGAAACATCAGATTGAGAAACAAAGAAAAGTTCTTTCACTGGGTGTTTGAAGTTGAGCATAACTGATTTTGTAGTATCACCACTCTTCATTTTGAATTTAGACATTTGTACCTGTGTAATGAGATAATCTAAAGGTCTCGACTTCAAGAAATTACTTTCATCTGGGGATACATAGATAAACTCTGTATCCATTGAGAACTTCGGAATCGAAGCAATCTCACCCCCTTGAGGACCACCAAATATGAGTTCAGAAAGAGGTCTGGTCTTAATTCTAACCTCCACAACTTGTTTTGTTAGAGCACATGTTGGTATAGCTAGGGATGGATTTCTATAAAAGTAGAATGGAAGTTCTAAGAAATAGGTGTAATTCGTTCCGGAAGCATAACTCAAAATATTACCATGCCCAGTTAAAAAGTATAGTGTCTGGTCTATATCGTCGCTTGTGTTATAGAGTTGTTGATGCATATAAATATACTCTCCTGTGATTCTTTCAATCAATTGCCCCCCTATAAGGAGGTCTGCATGCTCAATTAGATGAGTGATAACAGAAGGACACCATATAACATTATTTGGAGCGCCATCACTTTCAGGGGTTGGGTCTTGGAGAGTTATCTTCAACGTAAGGTTCTTAACTAAATCACCTTTGTCCCCAGGTATTCTACATGTTATGGTACTATCAAAGTCTATATCTCCATTAAACTGACTTTCAATGAAATCGAATGAGAACTTTGAATGTCTTTTAAACTTTGTCAGGAAATACGAAAACTGTGGTTCACCCGTAAGCCATTCGTCCTGTACTCCAGTGGCAGCAAGTCTCAGACGACCAGCCATTCCTATTGTATATGAGTAAAATTTTACTAAATAAAACGAAACACTACAGTAGAATGAATCTCCAGTTGAAGAAATTCAAACCTGAGAGTATCACAGACGATCGGGTATGTGTTTTTATTGGAAAGCGTAATACTGGTAAGTCGACCCTGGTGAAAGATATCATGTACCATAAGAAACATCTCCCTGCGGGTATTGTTCTTTCAGGAACAGAAGAAGGGAATCACTTTTATTCAGAATTCATTCCGGACTTATTCGTGTATGGTGATTACGACAGGGAGGCTATCGAAAGAGTCATGGCGAGACAGCGTAAGTTGGTGGGTAGTGGTAAAAAGAACTGTGGTGCTTTCATGCTTTTAGATGATTGTATGTATGACAATAAGTTTCTCAAAGATACGTGTATTCGGCAATGTTTCATGAATGGGCGTCACTGGAAGATTTTCTTCATGCTGACGATGCAATACTGTATGGATTTACCTCCAGCACTTCGAGCAAATGTTGATTATGTCTTTCTTCTCAGGGAGAACATTCTCCAGAATAGAGAAAAGTTGTATAAATCATTCTTTGGTATTTTTCCAAATTTCGACATGTTCAATAAAGTGATGGATGCTTGTACTGAAAATTACGAATGTCTCGTGTTAGATAATACAGTAAAGTCTAACAAGATACAGGATTGTGTATTTTGGTACAAGGCGAGCCTAAGGAAAAACTTCAGGGTAGGTGGTCCAGACCTCTGGAGACTTCATCAAAAGATGTATAATCCCAAACACATGGATCAGAAAGAAGAAGATGCAAAGAAGGCTTCTAAAAAAACTGCCCTCACAATCACCAAGAGGAAATAGGTGCGTCTCGATAAAAGTTCAAAAAAATATGGGTATATTAAATGGCATCGGATCGAATGACGACCATGAATTTGGCAGATGACGGTGAAGGAATGGTTCCGTTAGTCAGCAACAAACCTTCCAATGCTTTTGTTCCCAGCCAAGCGTACAATCAACCTGAAAAAAATGTGAGTCAAAGTAAAGAGACGATGGATTCTACACCAATTAATGATATTATGATGGACCCACCCCAGATGACTGAAGAGCCCCGCATGCAGGGTATGATGCCCCAGATGACCGCTCCCCAACCCCAGGGAATGCATGGTGCTAATGGCCAGGCGGAGAAGCCCGAGAGTAAGAACCCCCTAAACCTCACTGACGAGCAGATGGCTGCTGCCCTAGTGGCGGCGTGTGCTGCCCTTGCTATCAGCAAGCCTATTCAGGACAGGTTGGCGACTTCTATCCCCAAGTTCCTTAACGAACAAGGGGGTAGGAGTATGGTTGGCCTTGCCACCACCGGTGTGGTGGCTGGTGTAGTCTTTTACATAATGAAGGACTATGTCATCAAGCCCTAAACAGGTCGTTCCCAACCCATATTACTGTAAATCGAGTTATCAATACCCGAATAATACGTTGCGAGTACACCAATAGTGAATGTCCCCGCTAACAAGGCGCTCAATTTAAGCTTCTCGTTAGTGCCAGCGTTATGGTCTTTAATAGCATCCTTCGTCTCTTTAGAAATTTGGTTAATAATGAAAGTAGCAATTAACGCAATAAATGTAGCCGAAAGGAAGAATACCCTGTCTACAGCGAGACGGGGGATGTTACCAATCGCGAAACGAATGATGTTTGGTATCATAACAGTCATCCATACGAGATTCAAATAGTAGTTCTTAGAAATTAGAGGTACAAGGGTGGTGGCATACAGTACCAACCAGTATGCAATGGCGGTAAGTAGAATGTTCACTGGTGTCTTCATTTAAATTAGACTGAGATTATTTATCCTGAATGTGCTGACCACAGAATTCTGTTTTCTGTGGTATTTGCTGGTAAATACCTAGATGTACACACATGTCCCGAAGTTCAATGTAATTATTCCAGAATTCTTGTGAATGTGAATATTCATCCACAGTTGAGTGAGCTAACTCATGTATGAGAACATGGAAAATTTCATTCGTCTTCCCATCCAAGCATACAACTATTTCACTCCCTTTGTTTGTATTAGACCCAACGGAATCCTTCATCTTTTTCATACCGGTTATAGGTGTAGGATGAACAAGCATTTTATATTTCTCATTCCCTGTGTCGCGGATATGTTCCCTGAGAATACGATACTTCTCCTTGACTTCGAGAAGTTCCTGAGGTTCCCTGGTTTTGTAAAGAATGACTAAATTGAGGAACAATAATAGAATCAACGCTATCATCTTTTATATACAAAGATAAATTTACTATACAACTCTGAGATGGGATTTCCTGTGAGTCCCTCCCAAAGTTGTAAACTGAACCCCAACTCTTCTAGGTGTGTAATTAATAGGTCCTTAAAAGCCACAGGTTCTGATTTTGGTCCGTCGGCGTAGTAAGGTGTATCAACTAGGTTTACAAACAATTTCTCACCAAAACCACCATTTCCATGGTCTTTTAGTTTGAAAAAATTACCACTCTCGTCAATCAATGGTGTTTTAAAAATTATTTTTTCAGAATCTGGAATGATACCAATTAGAACTCCACCAGGTTTTATACGTTTTTTTATTTCACGAATAGAACTGAAAAATAGACTCTTACTAGCAAAAATATAATGCAATGAAAAGTTAAAACACACGACATTGAATGTTCTATGTGGACAGTCATGAATATCACCCTCGTAGAAATTGACACGCATATGCATATTTTTCGCGCGTAAACGAGCCTCTTCAAGGGCTGATGGCTCTGGGTCACACATATTTATATTGACTCCACATTTGTGCCATTTTTGAAGGTCTCCACCGAAACCACATCCTACATCGAGAATGTGTTCTCCTTCTCTCGAGACAGACTGTATAAGATTTCTCTTAGCGTCATTGTGATTCTTACGAATCTCTTCCATGACTATAGAAGAGCTTAAAACTTTAATTTCAATTTAGAATATGAAACCGTTCATTAAATGGGTCGGTGGTAAAACTCAAATTATCGAGGATGTCTTAGGTTCATTTCCAACCAAAATGAAGGATTATCACGAAGTTTTCGTGGGTGGTGGAAGTGTCCTTCTCTCCGTATTGTCGAGGGAATTAGTTTCAGGTAAAGTATGTGCATACGACCTTAATGGGTCACTCATTGCACTCTACAAAAACATACAATCTCAACCACAAATTGTACATGGTCATCTAAAATCCTTGTATGAGGAGTATGAGAAGTGTGAAGGGTTGGAAGTTAATCGCAAGGCGGAAACATTGGAAGAGGCGGTGAAATCTAAAGAGAATTACTATTACTGGATTCGAAAGAGATTTAATACAGAAAAAGAAGAAACACCTGAGCGTTCGGCGACATTCATCTTTTTAAACAAAATGTGTTTCCGTGGTGTGTATAGAGAAGGACCAAATGGGTTTAATGTACCATATGGACATCCTAAAACTACACCAGTAATGATTTCAGGTGAAGAATTGACACGCGTCAGTGAACTGATTAAAAATGTTCAATTTAGACAATGTGATTTTAGAGAAGCATTCAAAAACATGAACAAAGGGGATTTTGTCTATTTAGACCCACCTTATGCACCAGAAACAAAAACCTCTTTTGTGGGATACACGAAAGACGGATTCGGGGTAAAAGACCATGAAGAACTCTTTGATTTGACCAAGAATTCAGGTGTAGATTTTGTTATGAGTAATGCGAATGTGAATATGGTCACGAATTCATTTGTAGATTACACTATCAAGGAACTAAAGGCTCGACGAGCTATAAACAGTAAAAACCCCGAATCTACGACGACTGAAGTACTCGTTGCTTCATCCATTCAAAAATAGCTTCTTCATCAACTCCATAATGAGCTGGATATATTGTCCACTTATTGGCATTTTTTTGAATATGAATCTTCCATGCCGAACCAATTTGTTTTGCGAAAAATACTGGAATCCCAAATTTTTCATTAAACGCAATAGGAATTTGATACTTTCTTTGGCGTCCGAACCACCATTCGTTGACGATGAACATCATGTAAATATTATCAACAGTGGGGTAGAGTTGATTGTATTCTGTGAGTAGACATGGACCCGCACGAAGTTTCTCATCAACTGAACCGGATACAATTTGATGTTTGCATTCGATGATGAAAACAGTTTTCTTATCTTCACTCACAAATGCGCCGTCGGGCTTCTTCTTATGCTCCCATTGTGGATCTTTGAGTTCCTTCATATGCTCTACGAAAGTATCCTGATCGATGTATTCGAACACTTTACCACCGATGACACGCGTCCCAGTGGGTCTGAAACATTCCTCGAAAGGTTTTCCACTTGCATTAGTGTTCGCACCACCTGAGCCACCAGTCTTCATTATGGAATGATTAGATTGATTTCTTCTGTTTTGATCGGTTCACTAAGGTGCCAATTAAACAAGTAGTAGTATACATATCCATTCCCTTTCATAAATTTATGTTTTTCAAGTGTATTTATATTTACACCAACTTCGGCACTATTAAATACATGATACCCTAAATTTTTAGCAATAAGAAAGGCGTCATTGTACACATCACCAACCATGAAGTATCTATACACCTGTTTAACAACACCTGAACCATCCGAGCGTTCATATGGAATTTCGTAAAATGAAATGAAATCATCGCTCGTATCATTCACATACGAGTGTATTGGTAATACCCTTTTTTTCACATACTGTTCATCGATAATGTGTGTAATTTTAAATTTTTTAGAATATTCCTGTAGAATTCGAGTCACTTTAGGAATATCTTCGGTAGTCATGTTTCGCCACAGATGTTTACATGGTCCGCGAACTTCATAAAATTTCTCACTGAATCTATGTGTTTGGTGAAAACCAATTTGTACAAGATGTTGAACGTCTAAAAACCTGTGCCAGTAACACGATTTGGTTATGGGTGTCGGTATTTTAGTATGCGCGGTGTAAATAGCTTGCCAAATACCATTCTTATTTGCACGCCTCTTAATTTCTGTTATTAAGATGGGGGCAAGTCCGACGGTTCGATATGATGGATGTACACAAAGATAATCTATCTGTGTCATCTTCAATTGTTCATTTTCAACTCGTGAATCTATTGGTGTACTCGCAATATACCCAATAAGTTCATTTGTATATTTTTTACGAACAGCTATACTATCATCTATCGACCATTTAAGAATCTCTGGAGTGTAGCATAATTTGAATTTATTTGTTTCAACATAGTATTCTTTTAAAAACGTATGCGCTTCTTTGAGACTACACGATGACCACACGAATTCATCTGGAAGTTTTGTAGTCTTTTTTGAAACGTCGCGTGTTTTATCGATTTCACCTGGTGTGGTATCGTCTCGGGGAACAGGTTGTTTATCCCAATACTTATGCATGATATGTATATGTGTAATTATACTTTTAAGCTAGGCTTAAAGTTTAGAATCCTTAGATAGATATAATGTCTCTCGAAACCGATTACACTACTGTACCTGGACAAGCGTTTGCCTGTCTCTCCATTGTTGGACCCGAATGTCCTCAGAAGAATGAAAAGTTTGGTATTAAGATCCGTGGTGCTTTCGCTACCCGTGACGAGGCTGCCAATCACGCTAAGCGTCTCCAAAAGGAGGATGGCACGTTTGATATTTATGTTGTAGACCTCTACAAATGGTTGTTGATTCCTCCCGACTCTGACAAGATTGAGGATGTGCATTACAGTAATGAAAAACTTGAAGAGATCATGTCTGGCTACAAGGAGAACCAATCACAGGCGGCTCGTATGTTCAGTGAACGCAAACAGGGTATGTCGCAAATCAAGAGTAATTTCTCAGCTGGTGATGAGAACTCTCAGTTTTACAACAAGCCAGATGAGGCTCCCATTTCTCACCCCGCTGAAGTTCTTGAGCGTCTCAAGAAGGAAAAGCCAGATACCCCTATGGAGGAACTTGTAAAGCAAGCTGATGCGGTTGTCGCTGAGGAGATGAAGGAACGCCAGAGGAAGCGAGAGGAAGAAGCTGCCTCCACAGATGCTAAGTTGGAGGAAGTCAAGGAGGAGGG